ATCCGCGCGTTCCAAGACGCGGGGTGGATCTATCACTCCGAGGTCGTGATCTGGAAAGACCCCGTGCAGGCCATGCAGCGCACCAAGGCGCTCGGGCTATTGCACAAGACGATTCGCACCAATGCCGCGATGACCAGGCAAGGTATCCCGGACTACCTCGTCACGATGCGTAAGCCGGGGAAGGATGAGATCCCTGTCACTCACTCGGGGTGCAACAGGCCGTGCGACTGCTGCGGCGAGGACGAGATGCCGGTCAGGTGGTGGCAGCGCTACGCGTCGCCAGTCTGGTTCGACATCAATCCGAGCGACACGCTGCAATACATGAGCGCGCGCGAGGAGAACGACGAGAAGCACATCTGCCCGCTGCAACTCGGCGTCATTCGCCGCGCCGTGAAGCTATGGACGAACCCTGGCGACGTCGTGCTTTCGCCGTTCATGGGCATCGGCTCGGAGGGATACGTGGCATTGACCGAGGGGCGAAGGTTCATCGGGGCGGAACTGAAGGCGTCGTACTTCAAGCAGGCCGTCGCCAACTTGCGCCACGCCGTGCATGCCGATGGCGCGCAGCCCAGCCTCTTCGGGGACGCCGGATGACCTCCCTCTGCCACGCGTGCGGTCGCCCGCTGCGCGACGAGCGCTCGACGCTCGCCGGCTACGGGCGCGTCTGCGCCGCGCGGCGGGGCGTCGTCTGGCAGGCGGAGACGGCGCGGGCGGAGGTGACGAGGCGGCCTGCACGCACGCGACGGCGGCGCGCCGAGCAGCTCGCGCTCCCGCTCGACGGCCCCGACCTCACGGGGTGGGCGCCCGCCGCGTGGGCGTGGCTGCGCGCGCACTGGGAGCGCACCCACCGCGACCCTCGGCGCTCGCCCGACTGCGAGGCGTGCCGGACGTACGGGCTCTGCGCGCGGTGCGCGGGCTACCCGTCGAGACGCACGCGTGCACCGCCCACGCACTGAGCACGACCATCAAAAGCCGAACGGTCCAGGCGCGCCAACGCCCGGACCGCTCTCACCACCAACAACCCCTGCAAGGAATTGTGAGGCTCTATGCCCTGTAACGCAAGGCCCATCACCTCGGTAGAGGAGCGCGCGTTCAGCGCACCCGCGCTTCGTCCGTACCAGTCCGCGGCGATCGACAACGCGCGCGCCGAGTTCAAGGCCGGCGCGCGCTCCGTCTGCGTCGTGGCACCCACCGGCGCCGGCAAGTCGGTGTTGTTCGCGGAGATCGCTCGTCAGCACGTCGAGCGCGGCGGTCGCGTCGTCGTTGTCGTACACCGGCGCGAGCTCGCGAAGCAGGCCGTCGGCCACCTTGCTGCGCGTGGCCTGCTCCTCTGCCGCACCATCGTTGGCGGTCGAGCGCTCGGCCCAACCGAGGCGCCCGTCACCGTCGCCGCCGTGCAGACGCTCACCGGCAAGTCGTGGCGTGACCGGCTACCGCCCGCCTCGCTCGTCGTGTGGGACGAGTGTCACCACATCAAGGCCGCCTCGTTCCTGTCGGTTTTCGACGCCTACCCGACCGCACACCACGTGGGTCTCACGGCGACGCCGGAGCGATCCGACCGCTCGCCGCTTGGCGACTGCTTCGATCGCATGGTCGTCGTCGCCAGCGTGCGCGAACTCACCGACGGCGGATACCTCGCGCCGTGTCAGGTGTGGGCGCCCCCGTCGAGCAAGACCAAGCTCGCCGCGGACGCCGCCGAGGCGTATCTCGAGCACGGCGAGGCGCGGCGCACGATCGTGTTCTGCGCGAACGTCGTCCACGCCAAGGAGACCGCCGAGACGCTGCGCGCGAGCAACGTTGCCGCAGAGTACGTCGACGGCACGATGCCCACACGCGACCGAGATGCCGCGCTCGCTCGGTTCGCGTCGGGCGAGACGCGCGTCATCACGAACTGCAACCTCATCTCCGAGGGCTTCGACGTCCCCGCGTGCAGCGGCGTCATCATCGCGCGCGGCTGCGACAGCGTCGCGATGTTCCTCCAGGCCGTCGGCCGCGCGCTGCGGCCCGAGGCCGGCAAGTCGCACGCGCTCGTGCTCGACCTGCGCGGCGCCGTCCACAAGCACGGGATGCCAGACGCGGACCGGCAGTACGCGCTGACCGGCGAGGCTATCTCGACGGGCGATCGCGTCGAGCCGGTCAAGCAATGCAAGCGCTGCGGCGCGGTATTCAAGCCGCAGGTCGAGTGTCCGCGCTGCGGGGCGTGCGCGCCGCTGCCCGAGTCTCCCGAGGTGCGCCGCGAGCGGCTGCAACGCATCCGAGACGCGCACCCCGAGGACGTGCGCCGCGCAGCGTGGGACGAACTCCAGCGCGTCGCGCGCGAGCGTGGCTACCGCAATGGGTGGGCATGGCACCGCTACATCGCGCGTTACGGAAGCCCGCCGCGGTTCGCGCCGACGCATGAGGTGGCGTCGTGAGCGGCTGCAAGGCGCGGCCGGGCACCCGCGAGATCGACGTCCAGCAGGCGATCCGGCTCGCTCTCGGCCTCGAACCTGGGCTGGTGCTGTTCCGAAACAACGTCGGCGCGACGACGCACCCGGGCTCGACGCGCCCCGTCCACTACGGCGTCGGCGGCAAGGGCGGATCGGACTTGATCGGTCTGCTCACGATCGAAGTGTCGACCGTCTGCGACCCCGACGCGGCTGCGCACGTCTGCCTCGGGCACACAAACAAGCTCGCCCGCTTCGTGGCGCTGGAGGTGAAAAAGCATGGCGGGCGCGTCTCCGCAGACCAATGGGCGTTCATCGAACTCGTGCGCGCGCACGGTGGGTTCGCGGCGATCGTGTTCAGCGTCGAGGAGGCGAAAGACGCGATCGCGCGCGCCCGCCGCGGAGAGGTCGGATGATGCCCTCCGCCACGCCCGCCCCCGGCCGCTGCGTTGTCACGTCGTGGCCGAGCCTGACCGACACCACCGGCACCACGATCGACACGTCGTGGGAGGAGTGGTTCGCGTCGTTCGACGCGCCGCCTCGATACCATGGCGACACGCGGCACCCAGGATGGTCGGCCGCCGTGTGCGACCCGCCCGTTCGCGGCGCCGCGAACGTCGTCGCCATGTCCGCGCTGGTGTTGGACTACGACGCCGGCACCACGATCGACGAAGCCGTAGCGCTATGGAGTGAGCACTTCGGCATCGTCCATACCACGCGCAAGCACAAGCCCGACGCGCATCGCTTTCGCGTCATCCTGCCGCTCACACGCACCGTCACGCCCGATGACTACCCGATCGTCTGGCGATGGGCTCAGAAGATCGTCACCGGCGCCAACCAGAAGATCGACGTGGCGACCAAGGACCTCGCCCGCTTCTGGTACATGCCGGCGCGCACCGACCACTACGAGACGCGTCGGCTCGACGGCGCACCGATCGACCCGACGCCCATCATCCAGGCGCACCGCTACGACGAGCACGAGCGCACGAGCGCTCCTAGCCCAGCGTCGTCGGACCTCGAACGCCGCGCGTCCCGCTACCTCGCGCGGATGGCACCCGCGATCTCAGGCTCGCGCGGGCACGACGCGCTCTGGGCCGCCGCGCTCGCGATGGTGCGCGGCTTCCGGCTCGCGGCACCCGTCGCGCTGCGGCTGCTCCGTGACGAGTACAACCCACGATGTCAGCCGCCTTGGAGTGAGCGCGAACTACTCCACAAGGTCAACGACGCCGAGCGCGATGCGACCACCGCGCCCGGCTACCTGGCCGACAAGCTGCGCCCCGTCGCCGCTCCGTCGGTCCCGGTCGACCCTGAGCCGTTCGATCCGAACTGGCAGCCTCCCGAGGTGCCGCCCGATCACGTCGACCCGCCCGAACTCGAGATGCCGCCCCCGCCCGCGCAGGCGCCTCGCGTCGCGGCGGACTGGCGCGCTGCACTGGCGCTCACGCCGCAGGGCATGGTGCGCAAGACGTTCAACAACCTCGTTACCATCCTCCAGCACCACCCCACGTACGGCGAAAACCTGTCGTTCGACGAGATGCGCCTGACGCCGCTACTCGGTGACCGCGCCGTCACCGACGCCGACGTGGGTCGCATTCGGTGCGAGGTCGAGACGCACTTCGGCTTCGGGCCGTCCGATGCGGACGTGCGCGCTGCGCTCTGCGTCGTGTCGGACGCGCGCAAGTTCCACCCCGTGCGGCGCTACCTCGAGTCGCTCACGTGGGATGGTGTCGAACGCATCGCCCAAGTCGTGCCCGACTGCTTGCGCGCCAAGAACACGCCGCTCGCGCAGGCGATGGTGCGCAAGTGGTTCATCTCGGCCGCCGCGCGCGCGCTGCAACCCGGCTGCAAGGTCGACACGTCGCTCGTGCTCGTCGGGCGGCAGGCCGCGCGCAAGTCGACGTTCTTCGCGATCCTCGGCGGCGAGTGGTTCGCCGACACGCACATGGACATCACCGACAAGGACGGGAAGCTCCAGCTACATAGCGCTTGGATCTACGAGTGGGCGGAGATCGAGAACGTCACGACGAACCGACGCGCCTCCGAGGTCAAGGCGTTCGCGTCGTCGCAGACCGACACCTTCCGGCCGCCGTTTGGGCGCGCTGTCGGCGTCCACAAGCGGAGCACGGTCATCGTCGGCACCACGAACGAGGGCCAGTTTCTTGACGACCCGACCGGCTCGCGACGCTTCTGGGTCGTCCGTGTGGGCGACGCGATCGACGTGTCGTGGGTGACGGATCGACGCGATCAGCTATGGGCCGAGGCGGTCGCCGCCTATCGCGACGAAGAGTCGTGGTGGCTCGACGAGGATGCCGAGCGCGCCCGGGAGGACGACGCCGCCGAGTACCAGGTCGAAGACCCGTGGGAACAGCCCATCGCCGAGTGGCTGGACGGACCCGGCAAGGCGGGCGCCGTGACCGTCCACCGCATCCTGGCCGACGCGCTCAAGGTCCCCGCAGCACAGGAGACCCGAGGGGCCGAGATGCGCGTCGCGGCTGTCATGCGGCGGCTCGGTTGGGCTGCGTCACAACGTAGGGTCGAAGGCGCCAAGGTAAGGCATTGGAGCAGGAAGGGGTCAACTTGAAAACGCAAACCATGCGCTCGCTGTGCCAAATTGGCAAAAAGTGTCCCGACCTGTCCCGACCTGTCCCGACCTTTTTGGAGCCCCGCAAAAGGACGGGACACCCCATGATTTCAAGCTCAGAATTGGCCTGTCCCGACCTGTCCCATCCGATCCTTGTGTGTGTGCAAAGAGAGACCCCCCTCCGCATTTGCGCGCGGGGGGTGTCGATGCCTCTACTGCGAGTTGCAAAAGGTCGGGACGGTCGGGACAGCTCATCCGTAGCGAGGCGCGACGGGAGGGCGGCGTGACCTGCCGCGACCGCACCGCCGAGCGCGTGGCATCCCTGCCCCGCTGCGTGCACGGCGCGCTGCTGCGTCCCCCGCCGTCGCTCGCGCACCTCGAGTGCCGCGACTGCCTCCCCGACGGCTCGAGCGTCGACGCGTGGATCGAGCGCCACTCCGACGGGGCAGAGTGCGCCGACGTCGCCGAGGCCCTCGGCATCACGCGGCAGGGCGTCGCGGCATGCGAGGCCCGAGCGGTCGCCAAGGTGCTGGCCGTCCTGGCGCTCCTGGCGGCCCGTAGGCGCGTCCGTGCGGGGGGGACGGTGGCAGATGCGGGGGCGAACCGAAGACGCGTCAGCGGGGCGCGTGTGGGCGCGTAGGGGTTGGAGCTGATCATGCCTACTAGACCGAAAGGGAGCGTGTGCGTCGAGTGCGGAATGAACAGCGACGCTGCGCGCACGCTGCGCGATCGCGTCGAGATCATCGTCGCGAAGTCGCGACGCCGTGCGACGGGATCGGTGCTGTGTCGCTTCGATGGCGCACGCTACTCGCTCGAGCCCGCGCATGCGGGCGATGTCGAGCGCTGGGATGCGGCGATGCCGAAGCCGCGAAGGGGTCGTCGGTCGTAACACCAAGACGCCGAGCGGGCCTCGGCGGGGAGCGAATCGCGATGAGGATCGACAAAGTGCACGAGGAGCTCGACTGGTTCTTCAGCGATCGCGCGGGCGCGGCGGGCGAGCTCGGCGCGCCGAGCACGTACGGCGCGATGGAGGCGCAGGCGCTGGCGGGTCCGGGCACGGGCTCGAATGCGTTCAACCAGGCCGGCCGACAGCACGACCGGCTGATCGCGCTCATCCCGTCGGCCTCGCGCTGGCGCGCGATCGCGGAGGTGCTGCACCGGCTGCCGCACCACGAGCAGCTCCTGCTCGAGCACGCGCACGGCGATCGCCTCGAGCAGCGCGCGCACCGCGAGCGCTTCCGTGACCTCCTCGGCGACGTCGCGCCCGTCGTCGTCGCGCTGCACGGCCTGCCGCACGTCCGCGAGCTCGTCGCCGGGGCGAAGAAGGACCCGAACCGGCGCGCACGCGTCGTCGAGCTCCGGCTCGAGGTCGAGCGCGCCGTCGCGAAGGCGCACTTCGCCTTCTGGCAGCTCGCGTGCGAGCGCCTTCAGAACATTCGCTCGATGAAAGACCGCGACGAGGCCGCGCGTCGCGCGATGTTCGGGCGGTTCGCAGCATGAGCAGCGAGGCCATGCGCTGGTGGCGCGCATCGCTCGAGAGCTACGACGAAGACGCGCCCCCTTCGATGTTCCCAGATGCGATGGGCGAGGACATCGAGAGCGTCTATTCCGATGGACTCGTGATCGACACCCTCACAGGCATGCCGACCACACGCGACCCGCACGAGATGCGCAGGCGCGCTCGCAAGCACCCGTCTCGTGTCGATAGCCAGAACGCCCGCGCAGCGAAGAAGCGGCTGCGTGCGGACCTGACCGCTGAACAGTGGGAGGCCATCCTGCAGGCGTTCTTCTTCGCGTGCGCGTACTGCGGCGACGATCGCGGCGCTCTGGTGATGGACCACGTAATCCCGATCGCGCGCGGCGGAGGAACGACGAGAGAGAACATCGTCCCCGCGTGCGGGTACTGCAACGGCAGCAAGGGCGCGAAGACGATCGAGGAATGGTGTCGCGAATGCTTGAAGGACGTCGCATCGATCCTAGATCGAATCGAACGCGGCCGGGCCACCATGGAGCAGATCGAGCAATGCGCCGCGTTCGAGTGAGCCGCCCGATGACGCTGCCGCAGGTCGCAGACCTGCTCGGCTTGGTTGGAAAGCATCGCGTCGCGCGTCTCCGGCGGCACCTGCTCGGACTCGAGCGGAAGGCCGGGAAGCCATTCCTGATTCGCGCCGGAGGCATGGGGTTCGGCACGCGGTACACCGTCACACTCGCCGTGCTCCGCGAGCATTACCCTGATCTATTCTACCGTCGCGACGAGGCGGCCGAGGCAACTCGCGAGTACGTGGCGGAGTTCGACCAGCGTCTGGCCGCTCTCGGCCGCCGCATCGCAGCGATCGAGGGTGTCCTTTCCCGCGTCTCGCTCGCGCTCGATGCTCACCTGAGAGAATGCGAGAGCAAGCGAGAGCGAACGTGTGCGGCCTGATGGGTAGAGGCCCGCGCGCGCCGCAGACCCAGCTCCTCGCCGCCGCGCGCGTCCTCGACCTCCATGCCGCGTACCCCACGGCGGGCCCGCAGGAGTGCAGCGGCGGAACGGCGCGGCAGCGTCGGGCGCGGCACGGCGAACACGTCGACGCGCGAAGCCTCGTGGCCGCCCCTGCGCGGTCACGGGGAACGAGCCGCCGAAAATTGACCCTCGCGACGCTGCTAGGCGCCCGAGGGTCGTGACCGAACCCCTCGTGAGGGCTCGATGTCGGAACCCTATCAGGTGTGCCGCGGCTTCGGCACTCCGCGGGCGCGATGGCTGCCGCAGTCCGCGCCCTTCGCCGTCTACCTCCTGACCTGCACCGCGAACGGGAAGCGGTACGTCGGCAAAGCGGCCGACGTTCGGAGGCGGTGGGAGGCGCACAAGAGTGGGCCGCACCAGGCTCGCACGCGTCACTTGCCGCTCTATCGGGCGATGGCGAAGCACGGGGTCGCGAGCTTCCGTCTCGAGGTCCTGAGCTGGCACGAGAGCGAGCAGGCGGCGTTCGCTGCCGAGATCATGGCGATCGCTAGGCTCGGGACGAAGACGCCGAACGGCTACAACCTGACGGACGGTGGTGAGGGAGCTTGCGGCAGCCCGCCGCGGCCGCGAACGCCGGAGCAACGCGCGCACCAGGCCGAGAAGATGCGTGCGGCGCATCTTCGCCACCCGGGATGGCAGCGAGAAGCCGCGGCCCGAAGGCGTTGGGACGAAGGGCTCTGCGCCGAGTGGCGCGCGCCTGTCGCGGTCGCCGGTTCTGACGGTCTCTACAACTGCGGACCGACCGGCCATAGATGCCGGCTTCCGAGCGAGTCCGCAAAGGTTCGCGAGGTCGCCCGACTCAGTCGGCAGGCGACCCATCGCGCGCGGTTCGCGGATCGACGAGCGGAGATTGTCGCCGCTCGAGCCAACGGAGAAAGCGTTCTCGACATCGCGCTCCGGTTCGGCATCCACAAGAGCCGAGTCTCGATGGCCCTCCGGATGGCCGGCGTCGCTCCAGCGACGCGTGGGCCTGGAAGGTACAAGGCCGCATGATGTGCGACACGCGCACTCGACCGCCCACCTTGTTTTTGTGGGAAGGTCGCCATCGCCGAAAGAGCGCGCCTTTCATTCATCGCGTAACGGCGTGTAACCCACGTAACAGGCTTGTTTTTGTGGTCTGCGCGATCTGGCACACCGCGCCCAACCCGTGACGCATGGCAGCGAAGATCCCCCCCGAGCTCCATGACGCGATCGTCGCTCGCGCCGCTGGCGGCGAGTCGACACGCGCGGTCGCGGCCTGGCTGAAGTCCGCCCACGGCGTCGCGGTCTCGCACGTCCAGGTGTCTCGGATCCTTGTCCGGCACCGCGACTCGCAGGGCACGGTCAACCGCCACGTCGCCGCGACGAAGGTCGAGAAGACGCTCGAGCGGGACCTCGACGACTACGGTCGCCGGATCACGAAGCTCGGCGACGCGGTCGACGTCGCCCTCGACGCATACAGGGAGCGCCCGACCGGCGCGAACGCCGACGCGCTCGCGAAGCTCTGGTCGCCGTACCAACGCGCGCACGAATCGCAGCAGAAGGTGCTCGGCATCGACACGCCGGACCCCGTGCTGCAGTCGATCGAGGACCTTCTCAGCCGGGCCTGATGGCTGCCGCATCACGAACCGACGACGCGGCCCGCGCGATGCGGGGGCGATGGGCGAACGATCCCGTCCTCTTCGCGCGTGAGGTGCTCGGCGTCACGCCATGGTGGCGTCAGGAGGAAATGCTCCGCGCCGTCGTCGAGCACCGACGGGTGGCGGTGAAGGCGGGGCAGAAGGTCTCGAAGAGCTGCACCGCGGCGATCCTGGCCTACTGGTTCGCGCTCACCCGTCGCGACGCCGTCGTCGTCTGCAGCTCGAGCTCGTACGGGCAGCTCCGGCGCGTCATCTGGCTCGAGCTCCGCAAGCGCCGCGAGGCGACGATGCGGATGGTGAAGGGCCCGGACGGGCAGCTCGTTCGCGCCGCCGGCATCGCGCCGCTCGGCGGCATCTTCCACGACGACCCCGAGACGGGGATCCTCTTCTCGAACGGATCGCGGATCATCGGCATCGCCACGGACGATCCGACGCGCGCGGCGGGCGTCTCCGGCGCCGAGATGCTCTACGTCCTCGACGAGAGCACCGGCATCCCCGACGAGATCTTCGAGGCCATCGACGGCAACACGGCGAGCGACGGCCGCATCTTCGCGATCTCGAACCCGACGAGTACGAGCGGCTGGTTCTACGACGCGTTCGGCCCCGGCAGCTCCTGGCACCAGATCACGATCTCAAGCGAAGAGGCCGCCGCGGTCACGCCGCGCATCCCAGGCCTCGCGACCAAGGAGTTTCTCGAGCAGAAGGCGCAGCCATCGGAATGGGGCCGCGGATCGTCGATCTGGTCGGTCCGCGTCCTCGGTGAATTCCCGCAGCTCGGGAGCGACGGCGTCATCTCGCTCGACCTAGTTTCGAAGGCCGAGTCGCGGTGGACTCCGACGCCACAAGAGGACGGACCGCTGCAGATCGGCGTCGACGTCGCGGGCGAAGGCACCGACTCGACGTGCATCATCTGGTCGCGCGGGAACTGGACCTCCGAGCCGATCGTGATGCGCAACGCGCCGACGCCGGAGATCGTGAAGACGGTCGTCCAGCTTTGCCGAGACCTTCGACGCCCGGGCGAGAAAGCCTCGGTCCGCATCGACAAGACCTCGATCGGTCACGGCGCCTACGGCTACCTCCAACTCGAGACCGAGCTTATGGACGTGGTGGGCATCGAGTCGCACTCGAGCTCGCCGGACCCGACGTGCTGGCGCATGCGCGACGCTGTGTGGCTGTCGCTGCGAAAGTGGATGGCGACCGGAGCGATCGCGAAGAGCGATCGGCGCCTGCGCGAAGATCTCCTCGCCCCTCGTCTCGAGACGGCGCCAGACGGCCGCTTCCGGATCGAGCCGAAGCCAGCGCTCCGCAAGCGACTACGCCGATCGACGGACCGCGCCGACGCGCTTGCGTTGTCCGTCTTCGAAGTCGAGACCGACGTCTGGGATCCCGCGGTGTTCGACATCTCGACCCGCTGACTTCCTGCAAGGGCTGACCACCGATGGCGAAGCGCGCGTCGAAGAGCACCGCCGCGTCGGCGCCGGTGGCCGCTCCCGAGTGGCTCCGGATGGAGCTCCTCGAGCCGAGCGTTCGCGCCTACCAGGAATGGAGCCCGTCTCTCCTGAAGGCCGCGGAGATCTCCGCAGACTCAGGCTTCCTCCTCTTCGCCGCCGACCTCTGCGACGCGATGTTCGCGGACGACAGGATCAAGGCCGTCCTCGATTCGCGCACGGACGCCCTCCTCGGTCGCACGCTCGCCTTCGAGGCAGGCCTCGGTCGTCGAAAGAACGCCGCGCTGAAGGCGCTCGAGGTCGAAGAGGATTGGTGGGCCGCCTTCCCCGAGACCGAGGTGAAGCTGCTCCACGCCTGGGGAGTGATGCTCGGCGTCGGGATCGCCGAGCTTCGGTGGGAGGAGTCGGATGCGAATGGCCGGCTGATCCCGCGCCTCGAGGTGAAGAACCCGCGCTTCCTCCGCTGGGACTGGCTCACGCGCGAGTGGAAGCTCACGGTCTCGAACGACGACAACGTCGGGCAGCACGAGATCACGATCACGCCCGGCGACGGGAAGTGGATCCTCTACACGCCGTACGGCCGTAATCGGCCGTGGGTGTTCGGCGCCTACCGCGCGCTCTCGCGCTGGTGCCTGCTCAAGCGCTACGCCGTCCAGGACTGGGGCTTCTACTCGGAGCGCCAGGGCATGGGCATGCTCGCCATCACCGGCGATGGCGGCACGAAGGAGCAGCGCGCCGAGATGGCGGCGGACGTGAAGCGCGTCGGGCGGAACCTCGGGTTCCTCCTGCCGAAGGGCTTCACGGCGCAGATGATCGAGTCGACGGCGCGGAGCTGGGAGACCTTCGCGGCGCAGATCCTCGCGGCTGACAACGGCGCGGCGATCACGATCCTCGGGCAGAACCTCTCGACGCAGATCTCGGCAGGAGACGGCTCGAAGGCCGCGGCGACGGAGCACGGCAAGACGGCGCTCGGCCGCACCAAGGCGGATGCCGAGACGCTCTCGACGACGATTCACGATCAGGCGCTCACGTGGTGGGCGCTCTTCAATTTCGGCGACGCGAAGCTCGCGCCGTGGCCCGTCTGGGACACGACGCCGATCGAAGACCTGAAGGACCGCGCCGCGGCACTGCAGATGCTCGGGCAGTTCATCGCGCAAGCGAACACGGCCGGAGTGCCGATCGACTTCGGTGCGCTCTGCGATCAGTTCGGCGTGCCGCTGAGGAAGATCACCGGCGAGAAGCCGCAGTCGCAGATCTACCAGTACGACCTCACGTTCGGGATCGTCACGAAGAACGAGCGCCGCGCCGCGCTCGGCCTGCCGCCGATGGAAGGTGGCGACCAACCGCCGCAGCCCGTTGGCGCCGCACCGGCCGAAGGCGACGCCGAGGCCGCGAGCCCGGTCTCGCTCATGGCACGCATCGAGCGCGCGCACCGCGAGCTCGCTGACGCACTCGCCGCCGCGAAGGCGGCCTGAAGGATCACGCGATGGACTGGACGCCGCTCCGCACGCTCACCGCGCAGACGGCCGAGGGTCGCACGGCTCCCGCCGATCCTGCGATGTATCTCGGCCTGAAGAACGCTGGCCAGTTCTCGCAGGACGGCAACCGCGTCGCCTACGTCGAGATCGCCTTCGACGCGCTCACGTTCGGCGGAACGTCAGCGGCGACGAGCGCCACGTTCGCCGTGTGGCGCAAGTCCGACGGGCGAGTCGACCGCGTGCAGACGATCACGATCGCGGCGACGGATGCGGGCTCTCCTTCTCCGGTCGTCGTCACGCTGCACGGAGAATCGCTCTACGTCACGGTCGAGAGCTTCACCGGCGGCACCGCACCGAACATCGCCGGCAACGTCTGGGGTCGTCCCGTTCGGCACTGAGGAATTGCGATGAACCTCCCGATCCTTCGTCCAGGCGCGCCGAACTTTTTGGGTAACGGATCGATCCCTTCCTCGATCGAGCAGGGCGCAATCGACGCGAAGATTGCCGGTCTCGCCGGTACGCTTACACAGCCCGGCCGCGTCACCGACACATCGCCGGATCCGTCGAGCGCGCTCGGCCACATCGCGGCCGGTGTGCAGGCCGTCAAGATCCGCTTCGACGGTGACAGTCGCTTCGCGGGCGGCGCCGCGGCGATGGACGACACGACCGTCGGTCCGCGCGAGGCGTTCTGGCTGAACCTGCGCGCGAAGCGTGGCGGTGTGCGCTTGCTCGGCGAGTCGCTCTCGGGCCGATACATCGTCAACAGTGGTACGCCGATCCCGCAGCAGCCGCTCCTCGGCGACTGGCACATGAGCGCGACGGGCGGATACACCGTCGCGCAGATCGATGCGGCCGCGACGGCGAGCGAGTCGGCGAGCGGTCCCGCGGACGTCGTCATCTTCACTGGCGGCGAGAACGATGCTGCGGCGTCCACATCTGCGAGCGCGATCCTCGCGCTGATTCAGACGTACGTGCAGAACCGCAAGGCGGCGAACGCGAACGCGATCGTCATCCTCTGCACGCAGATGATCGACTCTCCTGTGCTCGTCGGGTACGCCGCACGCAACGCGATCCTGGCGGCCGTCAACGCGGGCCTGCCCGCGCTCGCCGCGTCGTTCTCCGGCGTCTTCGTGTACGACAACGCCGCGTCGATGTCGCTCGGCGACGTGAACAGTTCGGGCAACCACCCGAACGGCGGCGGGTTCAACAAGTGGGGCGCCGGACTCGCCGCGCTCGTGCTCTCGAAGATCGGTGGCGGCGGCCTTCCGTTCCCACGTCCGGTGCAACCGCGAGTCGCGCGCGCGCGTTGGAAGAGCACGACCGAGGCGACGGATACCGCCGTCGTCCTCGACGACGGCACGAAGGGCATCCTCCCGCAGCAGGGCGCGTCGTTCGCGTTCGGCAAGTTCTTCCGGCCGTCGACGGCGCCACAGTCGTACCAACGGATCCTGATGTGCCTCGGCAACGGCACCGGGCTCGCCGGCAACGTCGTGTTGCTCGAAGGTCCGCCGTACGCGGGGTGCGCGCACTCGTCGCTACAGCTGTACGTCGACGGCGTCTCGCGCTTTCAGCAGAACGACGCGCTCGTCCAGGGCCGCTCGTGCATGATCGGCGTGAACGTCGATCGCGTGCGCGGCGAGGCGTCGATCTACTGCCTCCGCGAAGGCGACGACGGCAAGCCGTGCACCGTGCTCGTCTCGCAGGTGTCGGGCGTCGTCAACTGGACGTACACGTTCGGTAAGCTCGTCGCCGCTGGCACGCTTCCCGGTCTGAACGGCTCGCCTGGCCTGCACGGCGACGTCTGGGTCAAGCCGAACGGGCTCGTCACCGTCGATGAGATGGAGGCCGCCTATTTCGAGGACGGCATTCCAGTCGGCGCGGTCAGCTACCCGCTGGCCGACGGCAGCGGCACCGCGATCGCTCCGGGGCTCTCGTTCGCGTCGTACCCGAGTGGCACGCTCACCGGCGGCTCGTGGTCTGCGGCGGGCGCGATCCGCGAGCCGTGGCACCGCGCGGCGCACGGGTCGATCGTGACTGGCGCCGTGTCGTCGTTCGCGGACTCGGCCGCGAAGGCGTGGGCGCAGAGCGTGATGGCTGCGCTCGCAGCGTCTGGCATCGCCATCGACACGACGACCTGACCGACCCATTCGTCAGCCATCCGCGCCAGTGTGGCGCGAGACGATGAAGACGAACGCGCGTCGTCGCGCGCTCGATGGAGACTCCATGGATACGAAGCGCATCCAGTCGCGCGCCGCCGACGGCATGGTGCGCTGCTCGTTCTCCGCCACGTCCGTGCGGATCGACGAGAACGGAACGCCGTACCTCGATCTGATCATCTCGACGTCGGCGATCGATCGCGCGGGCGAGATGGTGGTGCAGGACTGGGATCTCGAAGGCGTCGAGAGCGTGCCGTTCCTCTGGGAGCACAACGCCGCCGCGGGCTTCTTCGGCAGCTACGACCCCGAGCACACGCTTCCGATCGGGCGCGTGACGATGCTCCGGCTCGAGGACGGCGTGCTCAAGGGGCGTGCGTACTTCGTCGACGAGAAGGCGAACCCGCTCGCGCCGAAGGTGCTCGAGTCCTATCGGCAGGGGTCGCTCAAGAGCGTCTCGGCCGGCTTCATCCCGCACGACGTCCGCATCGAGAAGCATGACGACATCGAGGTGCTCGTGCTCTCGCAGAACGAGCTGCTCGAGACGAGCGCGTGCGTGATCCCGATGAACGCCCAGGCCGGCATCGACGCCGCTTCGGCGAAGACCTTCGCGGCGCTCCGCGAGCGCGCGACCAAGCAGGAGACGACGATGGCGACCAAGCGCACCAAGAGCGACGCGACGCAGGCCGACCCGAGCAAGAAGAACGCGGACGACGTGCCGCGCACGCAGCCCGATGGAGACGCGAACGAGACCCCGAAGTCGGGGGCCGAGCCCATGGGCTGCGCCGACTGCAAGGCGATCTCTCCGGCCGGCTCGAAGTTCTGCTCGCAGTGCGGCAAGGCGTTCCCGCCGCCGAAGGAGCCCGACGGCGACGAGGGTGCTGGCGTTGGCGAAGGCGACGACGACGGCGACGAGGCGGAAGCCGAGAAGTCCATCCTCGCGCTCACGGGCCAGAAGAGCCTGCGCGCTGCCGTCGGCGTGCTCGTCGGGTGGAAGCACGTCGCGACGGAGGAGACGCCGAAGCTCCGCGCCGAGGTCGAGACCGTGCGCGCGTCGGTGCGCGCGGCCGAAGTCGACTCGACGATCGAGAAGCTGAAGGCGGCGAAGCGCTGGACGCCGGCGACCGAGAAGGACCTGCGCAATGTCGCGGAGTTCTCGATCGAGAGCTTCCGGCTCGCCGCGAAGGCGGTCGCGAGCTCGCTCGAGATCCCCGCGTTCGCGCCGCCGACGAAGGAGCCGGAGACGGTGACCTCGGCCGGCAACCTGACGTGGAAGGGGAAGACCTACGACCAGCTCGCTCCGATGGAGAAGCACGAGCTCGCGACGAATGATCCGCAGCTCTTCGCCGCGATGAGCGCGGCCACGAAGAAGGGCTGATCGCCCTTCTCTGATTCACATTCACCGCCTGGGGACCGCGCATCCTGCGCGAGCCCCCAGGCCGACGTGTGCGCGCCGATCGGCGCGAATCCCCGGCGGTGAGCCGGAACAGACAGACGCCCGGCTCACCCGGGAACGGAGAGGCCCATCATGAGCGCGACCACCGCGTCCAACGTCTTCATCCCGCAGATCTACCACGAGACCGTGGCCGGGGCGTTCGCCTCGAAGGCTGCGTTCATGGGCTCGCTCGCCGCGAGCCTCGGCATCGTCGTCACGAAGGACAGCTTCCCGCTCGCCGGGAAGGACGCCATCGGGCAGACGGTCAACATCCCGTACTTCAGCTCGATCGGCGAGTTCCAGGACAACGTCTCCGACGGCACGCCGCTCACGAGCGTGCAGATGTCGCAGGCGGCCGAGCAGGGCACCGTCGTCCGCGGCACCCTCGGCTTCGAGGTCTCGCGCTGGGCGAACAGCGGCGTCCCCGGCGAGGGTGGGAAGGACATCTACCAGGAGGCGGCCGATCAGACCGTCGCCTCGGCGGTCCGGTACATGGACCGCAAGATCATCGACGCCGCGGTGAGCGGGAACAACCAGCTCGTGATCGACAAGTTCTCGCAGACGGTCCCGCGGAACTTCGACACGGACCTCATCCTCGACGGCCTCGGCATGCTCGGCGACTTCGGCACGCTCAACGAGATCGCGGCGCTCGCCGTGCACTCGAAGACGATGATCGATCTGCTGAAGCTGAAGGACGCGAACGGCCGCAACCTCGTCGTCCAGCCGACGCTCGAGAACGCCCCGCCGATGTTCTTCGGCAAGCCGCTCATCGTGAGCGATCGCCTCCCGGTCGACAGCTCGGGCCTGACGTCGGTGACGTCGGCAGGCACGACGCCGCCGGTGATCACGCTCTCGCAGACGACGAACCGCGAGGGGAAGATCGGCCCGGTCCGTCCGATCAACGTCGTCGTGGCGTGCACGACGCTCGGCGCGCGAGGCACCTGGAAGTTCCAGGTCTCGATCGACGGCGGCGCGACGTACACCGCGGCCGACTACTACACGTCCGGCGCGACGGTCGCCCTCATCGACCCGCTCGATCCGGCCGGCGGCCTCCTCGGCGTGACGCTGAACATCGCGACGGGCACGGCGGCGACCGACAACACGTGGACGTTCCAGTCGATCATGAAGCACACGTCGCTGCTCCTGAAGAAGGGCGCGCTCGTCTTCTGGTTCAACAAGAACGCGATGCTGCCGTCGACGATCCCGGTGCCGTTCGCGGACACGATCCAGGCGGCCTCGCACATGTACTGCGTCGCCTACCGGTACAAGCGACTCCCCGGGCAGCCGTACCCGGGCGTCGTGAAGATCCGCCACAACGCGGGTGGCCTCTGATCCGATCACGGGCAGCCTAGACTTCAACCGGATCCTCCAGCCGAGGCGCTGGTACCTGCTCCAGGCGCAGTGGGCGCGAGATACCTTCCAGGAGGGTCTCGCGTCGCTGCTCTACGGCAAACAGCAGGAGCAACCCGGGACTCCGCTGCCCGCGAACTTCCCATTCCGCGCGGCGCTCATCGCCGCGAATTACACCGCGCTCGAAGACATCACGGGCGCGAACGCCGACGAGCTCGTGCGCGCCGTGGGCCTCTCGGGCCGGGACGCGGCGACCGTCATCGCAGCGGCGCCACAGCCGCCGTCGATGGTGCCGAAGACCTTCTGATCGCGAGGATTCCATGACCACCGCAGTCCCCGTCACGTACCCCGTCGCCGGCACCGGCTACCGCATGGGCAACGGCCGCTATGCCGATGTCGAGGCGGTGACGCTGCTGCCGCAGCAGACCTTCGCGTCCGGCGTCACTGTCGGCCCCGTCATCGAGGTCGGCCACAAGCGGCACCTCGGCCTGCTCCTGAAGACGACCGCGAAGAGCGGCACGAACCCGACGCTCGACGTCACGATCCAGACGTCGAACGACGGCCTGAACGATTGGCAGGCCGTCGGCACGTTCGCGCAGAAGACCGACGTCGGCCTGGTGATGGGCGGCGTCACGGCGACCGGGACGACGCCTCCGACGGTCACCCTCACGTCGACCGCGCAGGCGCAGCCGGTCAACCTGCAGGTGCAGTGCACCGGCAACGCCGGCGCGCTCGGCACGTGGACGGGCCGGTACTCGGTCGACGGCGGCGTGACCTGGGTCTCGTTCACGTCGGCTGCGACGGTCTCCGTCATCGACCCGAACGGCACCGACACGGGCGTCGTCATCAACATCGCCGCCGGCAACGCGGCGACCGACAACGTCTGGAAGGCGACGACCGTCGGCTACGAGCGGAAGCGCTTCTCCGGTCTCGGAAAATTCATCCGCGCCGTCGCGCTCATCGGCGGCTCGGCCACGCCGACGATGGACGCTTCGCTCATCGGAGACATCACCTGATGTCTGGCCCGGGGCGCGCCGAGCTTGCGCTAGCGCTGCACGCCTCGGGACCGGAGACGAGCAGCGGCGTCGGCGACGCGATCGACCTCGCCGACCCGACCGGCTACGACAACGGCGTCGGCGCCCGCTCGCTCGCGTACGTCGATCTCGACGTGCTCGCGGCGAGCGGTATGGGCCCCGTCTCGAGCTCGGGGACGTTGCCGCCGACGATCACCCTCTCGGGTGCGCCGAGCGGCACCATCTCGTTCGTCGTCCAGTGCCTCACGGCGGGCGCGCTCGGCACGTGGTCCGGTCAGTGGTCGGCCGATGGCGGGGCGACGTGGACGGCGTTCACGAGCGCGGCGAGCGTCGTGCTCGGGTCGACGGGCGTCACGGTGGCGATCGCGGCGGGGAACGCCTCGACCGACAACGTGTGGACGTCGAGCACGCCGACGCTCTCGATCACGATCGAGACGTCGCGCGACGGGAACTTCTGGCACAAGGCGACCATCGGCGCGTTCGATCCCGTCGCGGTCGCTGGGTACCAGCGGAAGGCGTTCATCGACCTCGACCGATACGTGCGCGCGCGATGGACGGTGGCCGGCGTCGGCGCGTCGTTCACGTTCGCGCTCTCCGGCGCGGCGATGCTCGTCTACGCCGGCATCCGGAACGTCTCGAGCCTCGCGCTGCGCGCGCAGGCGCTCGTCGACCTCACGGTCGAAGAGCAGGCCGACGGGCTCGTCGCCGCGAGCGACCAGGCCGATCAGAAGCTCGGAGCGCGCTACAAGCTCCCGCTCGTGTCGTGGAGCCTAGGCATCTCGAAGCATGCGGCCTCGATCGCATCGCTCACGTTCATGCAGGCGCGTGGGTACGCGCCCGAGCCGGGGCAGCGCGACACGTTCCGCGACGCGTACAACCAGGCGATCGACTTCTTCGACGACGTCTTCACGCGCGGCGACCCGTCGATCACCGATCAGAATCCGGCCGACGACTTCAACACCGGACTCCCCGATCCTCCGCCGCGCGATTGGCATCGTGGCTGGTACACGCGCTGATGGCGTCCGACGACATCGCCTCTGGATCGGTCAAGTTCTCCGGCGCCTGGCGCACCGAGCTGAAGGAGCTCGCGAAGGGGATGGACCGCGTCGCGAAGAAGGAGGCGATGCGGCCTCTCGCGAAGAAGCTCGCGGCCGCCGCTTTGGAGCTCGGAATTCAGAATGCATCGAAGCGCGCGCCGGCCGCGTCCATGTACGCGCGCAGCACGCAGACGTCGTTCCGAATCGGCACGACCAAGCCGGGCGCCGCCGCGCACCAGTTCGGCGCGACGATCTATCCGCGGAAGGCGCGCGACCAATCGGAGGAGGGCCGACGCGATGCCATGAAGGCGGCGCGCATGGCGCTCGCCGCCCTCGGCCACGCCGGCGGCAAGACCTTCGAGGCTCGACAGTTCGTGCGCAGTGCGGGCCGGGCCGGCAAGGGCACCGCGCTCGCGACCGCGATGGAGTCGCTGAAGCACAGCGTCTTCGGCTACCTCACGTTCCGAGTGAACGGCCGCTGGGTGCGCGTGCACCGAGTGAAGCTGCCGAAGCGGCCGATCTTCCCGCTCGATGGCGTTCCGAAGAAGTGGGAGGAGACGTTCGAATCGATCGCGGCCGAGACGATCTACCTGATGCTGAATCCGCATCTGCGGTCGATCCTTGTTGGCGATCTTCTCCGCGGCCGAAAGCGAGGCTGAGATGGTCGACTACGAGCTCCGCTTCAACGACAAGATCACGCCGGCGCTCGAAGACATGACGCGTGCGCTCGAATCGCTCGATGCCGCCGTGCAGGCCGGCAAGGTCGACGACGACACGAAGGCGCGGCTCGACGCGGCGAAAGACGCGCTCGTCGCGCTGGTGAACACCGAAGGCGCGATCGAGTTCGCGCGCGTCTGACCGATGGATTCTACCGCGCCCACCTACGCCGCCGTCTTCGCTGACGTCGCGCGGCAGCTCGCTGGCGTCGCGCCGAGCGAGCGCGGGAACGTCGCGCGCGCGAAGAACACCGCGCCGCCGCGGTACCTGTGGCTCTGGACCGGCGTCACGACCGAGCAGAAGAAGGGCTTCAACCCCACGAGCTCGAAGACGCTAGGTGACGAGGTGCACCGCGTCCTCATCGAGATCTGGGCGAAGACCGAGGACGACGCGATGGCGATGCGCCGCGCGCTCATGACCGCCGGCCGCGCGTCGATCGGCTTCGATCGCTTCCAGGTGGGTGACGCCGACGTGCTCGAGCCGTGGACCGACACGGACGGGATCAAGCTCACCGCGCAGGTCTCGATCCGGCTCCCCGCCGTCGACACGTTCCTCCCGCCCACGACGCCCGCGGCGACGCCCGGCAAGTCGCCGTCGGCCGTGGTGAAGGACGCAACGTACCCGGTGCAGGCCGTGGTCGACGTCGTCGACGACACGCCCGCCACCTCGACCGCCGGAGACGGCGTTCTGGAGTTCACCGAATCATGAGCTACGCCGAGCCCTCCGAAGTCCACCTCGAGCCGTCCACCCCGCCCCCTGCCGTCCCGATGCCGGCGCCCGTCCAGGCGCCGCCAGCCGCGCCGGCCGTGCCCCGGAAGACGCTCGCCGACTGGCGCAAGGCGAAGCCGCACTGGCTTTTCGACGCCGCATGCATCGCCGCCGGGTGGACCGTCGCGCAGCGCCTCTCGGCCGACCCGCTCACGTACACCGAGGCCGAGTACGACGCCGGCCTGAAGCTCGCCGGGGACACGTCGATCGGCGGCCACGTGCCGCCGCCGCGCCCCTCGAAGTGACCTGACCGATCACCGCGCGCGTGAACCCTGGGCCGACGAGGCGCCGGGGCGGCGGCGCTTTGTCCCGAGGACGACATGACCCTCCCCGACCACAACGAATCCTTCGTCGACGGCGCGGTGCCGTTCGCGACCCAGAGCGCGCAGGAGATCACCGTCCTCTTCGGGACCGCGAGCGCCGGCCCCGAGGCCACGCTCCAGGGCCCCTACCTGCGCACCGACGACGTGCTCGCCGACTTCACGAGCGGCGTCGTCGTGCAGGCCGCGGCGAAGGAGCTCTCGGAGAACCGAGGCGTCCCGGTGTACATCTCGCGCGTGCACGCCACGACGGCGGGCGCGAACGGCACGGTCACGCATTCGGGCACGGGCCCTCTGATCACGCTCTCGGGCACGCCGGTCGACGACTACCAGAACGCGCAGATCGCGATCGTCGCGGGCGGCACGCTCGGTACCGCGACGTTCGAGTACACGCTCGACGGCGTGACCTGGTCGCAGCCGATCGTCACGGCGGCGACGTACGCGCTCGGCGCGTCGGGCATCACCGCGAACTTCCCGTCGGGCACGTACGTCGCGGCCGAGACGTACTCGTGGGCGTCGACGGCGCCGTACTACACGACAACCGACCTCGCGGCCGCGTACGCGCAGGCCGATTCGGCGGGAGTACCGTGGAAGACCGGGTGGGTGCTCGGGCAGGTCGGCGGCGCGAACGACGCGGCGAAGGCGACGGCGTTCGGCACCGTGATCGCCGCGTGCAAGTCGCTCCTCGCGACCTCGCTCGCCGCGCACCGCATCCGCGCGCTCGTGCTCGAGGCGCCCGCCGTCGCCGACACGCTCGCTGGCGACACCGCGCTCGGCGCCGTCATCGACGCGCTCGACTGCAAGCAGATCGCGATCTCCTACGGCTTCTGCTTCATGAAGTCGCCGCTCGACGGGCTCGTCTACAAGCGCTCGTCGGCGTGGCCGGCGATCTCCCGCATCCGCGGAATCGGCCGCGCGGAGGACCCGAAGTGGGTCGGCCGCGGCCCGCTCTGCAAGGACACGAGCGCGCTCCTCTCGATCGAGCACGACGAGTACAAGCGCGAGGGGCCGAACGGCCATCGCCTGATCACGCTGCGCACCTTCGAGGGGCTCTCGGGCTTCTACATCACGAACGCCTGGCTCTTCGCGGTCCCCGGCAGCGATTACCGCTACGTCCAGATGTGGCGCGTGATCAGCGACGCCGCTCGCATCGCGCGCGCGACGATGCTGCCGCTCGTCGGAAAGGGCGTTCGGACGTACCCCGGCGCACCGAACACGCCCGACGGGAAGGTCGCCGGCGCCATCCTCGAAGAGGACGCGGTCTCGATCGAGGGCAAGGTGAACGACGTGCTGCTCCGCGAGATCACCGCGAAGGGCGACGCCGAGAAGGTCTGGATCGAGATCACCCGGACCAATCCTCTGAAGCTCGACGAGACGCTGAAGTACCGGCTCCGCGTTCGGATGCCCGGCTACATCTCGATCATCGACGCCGAGTTCGGCTTCGCGATCTGAGCCGCTCCCGCGCGCGGCGATCGCGCGCTCACAACCTGACCGCCTGAACGCGCACGTCGCGCGATTGCCGACGTGCGCGCGGAGTCCGCGACATGGGCATGATCATCAGCGCCGAAGATCCGATGTTCGACTTCGCCTCTCTCGAGGCGAGTTTCGACGCCATCGACTACACCATCAAGGAGCTGAAGTACGACGGCGAGCTCGACGGCGCGAATATCATCTTCGCGAACAGTCGACGCCCGATCGGTCGCACGCTCGGCCGCGAGAAGTGCACGGGGTCGATGACCATGTACCTCGCGGAGGCGAACCGCTTCCTCCGCGCGCTCGGTCCCGGCTTCAAGCTCCGGACCTTCCCGGTCGTCTCGAAGTTCTCGGTCCCCGGCGTCGACATCGCGGTTGACACGCTGATCGCGTGCCGCATCACGAAGGTCTCGGGCGGCGGCTCCGAAGGCGGCGACCCGATGGTCCGCGAGTTCACGCTGCAGCCGACGGCGATCCTCTGGAACGGGCTCGACCCGCTCGGCGAGGCGCTGACGCTCGGCTGATCGCCACCGCTCGTTAGGCGCTCGCTGGTCCTGATCCGGCATGCGCCTCCTCACGTCACGACACCTGCTCAGGAGACTCCCGCATGTCCGCCCCCGAATCGGTCGCGCTCGACTCGCCCAACGACGACAACGCGCACGAGATCCGCGTGCTCCTCGCGAAGCACGGCATCGCCGCCGACGACGTCGAGAAGGCCCGCTCTGCCGCGCGCGGCCGCGCGATCTACCTGCTCGTCGACGCGCCGGTCATCTTCAAGACGGCGACGGGCGACCAGTTCGACCGCGCGTTCGGCAAGCCCGAGAAGGAGCGTCCGAAGGCGCTCCGCGAGCTCGCGTCGTTCCTCGTCGTGCACCCCGAGCCCGAGAGCTACAAGCGCCTCGGCGAGGAGCTGCCGCTCCTCTACGTCACCATCGTCGACGCCGCCTCCTCGGTCGCGTCGGGGAAGGCTACGACCGAGGCAAAAAAGCTCTAAGCGAGCGCCTCTCGCGCGCACGCAATCGGCCAGGAATCGCGGGCCGTTGCGTGCGGAGGTGGCTCGCGTCGGTCGTCCGCGAGGCGATGGGCGTGCGCGTCGACGAAGAGGCCGAGACCGAGCAGCAGTCGCTCGACCGCTGGGCCGACGAGCTCACCGGCGAGGTGCTCGTCGGCGAGACGCTGCTGCTCGAGCATGCGCTCGCGAAGCGCGGAACCAAGGCGGGGTGAGCGATGGCGAGTCGTCTCGAGGCGGTCTTCGCCCTCATCGACAAGGCAAGCGGCCCCGCCTCGACGATCACGAGCGCGCTCGTGCGCCTCGGTTCCGTGTTCGGCGGCGGCGTCGGTGCGGCCATCGCGTCGTTCGGCGCGAAGCTCGATGGTGCGGGCAAGCAGGCCGAGGGGCTGCTGAAGGAGATCAAGCTCCTCGGCGACGCGGGCTCTCACATCCTCGAGCTCGGGAAGGCGATCGCCGAACCGATCTACGAGCTCGGGAAGTTCGCCCTCGAGGCGAGCGAGGCGAAGAAGCGCGGGATCGCGTCGCTCGAGGCGATCGATGGCGCCGGCTCCGACGCCGCGGCGACGCTCGATCGGCTGAAGGGTGCCGCGAACGAGGCGGGCAAGTCCGACGAGGACCTGCTCCGCATGTACAACTCGCTCCGCCTCATGGGCAACTCGGCCGACGTCGCCGAGGCGCAGATCGCCGCGATGCTCGACGTGACCGCGATCCGCGGCGACGAGGGCGCGCAGGCGCTGCAGAAGCTCTTCGACAAGATCGAGGCGGGCGGGAAGTTCGAGATCTCGACGAAGCAGCTCGCGGCGATCGGCCTGAAGCAGGACGCGATCAACAACGCGCTGCGGTCGATCGACCGGTTCAAGAACGCGAGCGACGCGCAGCTGAAGGCGGCGATGGACTCGGGCCGCATCACAGCCGAGGAGGGCGCGTCGGCGGTCCTGCGCGCGGTCAACGACACGTTCGACAAGGGCGCCGGGCTCGGAACCGTCGCGAAGAAGATCGGCGGCGAGTCCTTCTCTGGCCGCGTGCAGGCGCTGAAGAACGTCCTCGGCGACCTGTTCGAGGACTTCGACGCGAAACCGCTGATCGACGCGCTCCGCAGCATCCAGGACGTGCTCGCATCGCCCGCGGGGAAGAAGGCTGTAGCCGCGCTGAACGACATGCTCGCGGGGCTCGCGAAGCAGGTCGCCGCGTTCGCGACGCCCGAGAACATCACCTCGCTAGTGACGACGCTCGGCGACCTCGCCGCGATCCTCCTCGACATCGGGAAGGCCGTCGTCGGCGGACTCGGCTCCGGCTTCATGGAGATCATGCAGCCGGCGATCGACGTCTTCCGCGACCTCGGCCTCTCCGGCCAGGGCGCGGGCGGCATCGCTGACGTCTTCCGCACGGTCGGCCGCGTAGTCGGCTGGGTTGCGGCCTTCATCGTGTACGGCGTCGGCGCGATCGCCGTCGCGATCTACGGGATCGTGAAGGTCGTCGGAGCGGTCGTCGGGTGGATCTCCGACCACCTCACCGCGATCGGCGTCGTCGCCGGCGCGCTGCTCGCGCCGTTGCTCCTACCGTTCGTGCTTCTCGGCGCAGTGCTCGCGCTCATCGCGGCCCCGCTGATCGCGGTCGGCCTCGCCGTCTACGGCGTCTGGGAATGGATCACGGGCAAGGGCGGCGAGTTCGTCGACATGATCACCGGATGGGCGAAGACCTTCACCGACATCGGGAAGAGCCTGATCCAGGGGCTGATCGACGGCATCACGGGCGGCTCGAAGGACCTCTCGACGGAGGTCGGCGCGGCGATGGCTGTCGCCGAGAAAGCCGCGCGCGACAAGCTCGACACGCACTCACCGTCGCGCCTGTTCATGTCGATCGGATCGGACGTGATGGCCGGCATGACGCTCGGCATCAGGCATGAGGCCGCGAACACGAACGACGTCATGGCCGACGTCGCCGACGAGGTAGCCGGCTCGGCGCGCGTCGACACGGCTCCGGCCGGAGGCGGCGGGCGCGCCGGCGGACGCGGGCCGATCACGATCAACGCGCCGATCACGATTCAGGGCGCGCAGGGCGAAGGCTTCGAGCGCGTCTCGCAGCGCGCGATCGAGCGCCTCCGCGAACAGCTCGTCGACGTGATCGAGGAGCTCGACATCGAGTACGGCGCGATCGAAGCGACGGGGTGACGCATGGCCGGCGAGTTCCCGCTCCCCCGCGACTCAGGCTCGGCGCACGACTGGCTATACGTCGGCGTGCGCCGGAACGTCGCCCCTGGAATCGTGCGCTCGCTGAACGTGAAGCGGGCGTACGACATCGACTGGAAGAAGCCCGGCAGCCAGGATGGCGCGACGCCGACGACGAACGGCGAGAAGCCCGTTGACGTCGACATCACCCTGGAGTTCTGGGACGACGTCGACGATCCGGCATGGGCGCGCGCGGTCGCCGCAGCGCTCGGTCCCTTCCTCTCCGCTCTCTTCCCTGAAGGGAAGGCGCCGACGCCGCGCGACGTCGCGCACCCGAAGCTCGCGCTTCACCGCATCCGCTCGCTCTTCTTCTACGAGTGGGCAGGCCCGGACGAGATCGGCTTCTCGCACTGGCAGGTCAAGCTGAAGGCCGGGAACTACAAGCCGCCGATCCCCGGGAAGACGGCAACGAACACGCCGCGCGCATCGAGTCCGCTCGCGACGGGCAACGTGCTCTTCGCCCCGAAGGGCGCTCCGCCTGCGACGTCGTCGATCTTCCAGCCGTGGACGCCGCCGAAGTCGCCGGACGCGTCCAATCCGAGGCCGTAGCGTGCTCCTCACCTGCAACGGCATCTCGGCGCTCCGCGGCCGCGTGAGCCTCTCGGCCCTGCGCGGATGGTCCGCCGAACTCGAGCTCGACGCCGAGGCGTTCCCGACCGGACCCGTCACGCTCTCGGGCGGCGGCGCGTCGATGGTCGGGCGCGCGTGGCGCTCGAATCCGTACCGCGGGATCTCCTTCGTCCAGGTCGTGGGCGGCGCCGGCGGAATGGGGACGACGATCCCAGCCGCGGCCTATCGCATCCCGACCGTCCGGCACGTCGTCGCCGACATCCTCCGCGACGCAGGCGAGGCGCTCTCGCCCGCGTCCGATCCGATCGTCCTCGCGCGCACGCTCGACGCGTGGTCGCGCGCGAAGGGCACGGCGGGCGCCGCGCTCGACGCGGTCTGCGATGCCGTCGGCTCGTCGTGGTCGGTTGGGGACAACGGGCTCGTCGCGATCGGCTCGCCGACGTGGCTCGAGCTCCCGACGCTCGACGCCGTCGAGCTCTCGCGCGACGAGCTTCACAGCCGAGCGCTGTACGGCCTCGAGACGTTCTCGATCCGGCCAGGATTCACGATCGGCGGCGTCCGCATCACGGGCGTCGACTACCTGATCACGAGCGGCACGACGCGCGCCGAAGTCGAGTTCTATCGCCGGGAGGCGGGCGATCGTCTCGGCTCCGTGCTCGGCGCATTCATCGCGAAGCGGCTCGCGCCGACGGCGTACCACGCGGCCTACGCGGCGAGCGTCCTCTCGCAGAACGCCGACGGGACCCTCGAGCTCCGACTCGATTCCGACCGCGTGAAAGCGCCGAGCAAGGTGCCGATCGTCGGTCTCCCTGGCGTCTCGGTAAAGGTCACGCCAAGCGCGCGGTGCATCGTCACATTCGTCGACGGCGACCCGATGAAGGCGCGGGCCGAGCTCTTCGACCCGACGTCGCTCGACACGATCACGATCAACGCGGCGACGAAGATCATCGCGAACGCGCCCGACGTGGAGCTCGGCGCCGGGGCCGCACCAGTGGTTCGCGTCGGTGACACGATTTCCGTCGGAACGACCGGCGGAGTCGTGGCGATGACGACGCCGTTCAGCGGCGTGCCGACGAAAGTGAAGGCGTAGCGATGGCAGGCGACCCCCGCTACGGCACGACGATCTCGACGTTCGTGAAGGGCCAGCGCGGCCTCGATCGGAACATGCGCACCGTCACCGGCCCGCGCGCCGTGCTCGAGTCGATCGCGCGCCGCTGGCTCACGCCGCGCGGCTCGCTGATCACGAACCCGAACATCGGCGAGGACGTGCGCGCGTGGATCGGATCGGGCATCGCGCCCGACGGCAACGACTACGCGAAGAAGCAGGCCCTCATCACCGAGGCGCTCCGCGACGATCGCGTCGACGACATCGATCTCGATTTCTCCTTCGACCGCGCCACCGAGACGCTGACGATCTCCGCGACCGTTCGGCTCGCGGGCTTCGATCAGCCGTTCGATCTCGTGCTCATCGTCGACGCGGTCACCGCCACCATCCTGACGCCAGGGCTCGCAGCATGACCGTCGATCTCGCGTCGCTCATCAACGCGCCCAGCGAGGACTCGCTTTCGGCGGAGCAGCTCGCGCTGCTGCAGGCCGTTGGCTTCTCGGTCACGACCTGGGACGACGTCGACCCGGCGCGCGTGCTCATCGCGGCCGACATCCGCTCACTCGCGAAGCTCGCGAACGTGATCTCGCTGATCGCGCGAGGGTCGTACCTCGGCCTCGCGTCCGGCGACTGGCTGACGCTCCTCGCCTCGCAGAACTTCCTCGAGGACCGCGCGCTCGCGACGACGTGCAAGCGCGCTCTCCGGATCAGCGATGCGGGCGGCGCGCCGCACACCTTCAACCCCGGCGACGTGGTCGTCTCGATGGCGAACGGCCTCACGTTCCGATCGATCTCCGGCGGGCCCGTCGCCGCGTCGGGGTACGCCGACATCACCTTCGAGGCCGAGTCGCCAGGCACCGCGTACAACGGCTCGACGACCGGATGGACGTTCGTCACGTCGTTCCCCGGATTCTCGATCGCCGATGCTCCCGCGGGCGTGACGACGCCCGGCACCGACGATCAGACCGATCCGGCGCTCATCGCGGCATGCCGCTCGAAGTGGGGCTCGCTCGGCGCCGGTGCGAACGACGACGCGTACTACTACTGGGCGACGCACACGCCCGGCGTCGGCGCGCTCGTGACGCGCGTGACCGTTCTTCGGCACACGCCGCTCCCCGGGCAGGTGACGATCTACGTCGCCGGCGCCGGCAGCTCGGGCCCGGACGGCGGAGACGCGCTCGACCCGACGAGCGTCGCAGCGATCCAGACGTTCATCGACCCGCCGTCACACCTCGGCAAGGCGCCGAACTGCGTCGACGTGTTCGTGAGCGCGGCGAAGTTCAAGAAGATCGCGGTCACCGGCACTGTCACCGCCGTGTCGACCGAGATCGCCGCTGGGCAGACCGCTGCCGCGAACGCGCTGAACGCGTGGTCGCAGGGCTTTCGAATCGGCGCACCGAAGGTCTCGCGCGAGAAGATGATCGCGAAGCTTCTCTCGGGCCTCTCCGACGACGACCGCAACGACGCGACATCGATCTCTCCCGCGGCCGACGTCACGCTCGCGGCGAACGAAGTGCCCTACTTCGATCTCTTGGGTGTGAACTGGGTGAGCGCGTGACGACGACCACGCTCGACGACGAGGAGCCGCAGCGCTTCTCCGACTACCAGGCCGGCTGGATGCCGCCGTGGATGGACGAGAGCGGGCGCGACTGGGCGACCGCGTTCGGACTGCTGAAGGATGTGGTCCGCTCCGGCGCGCGCAACGCGGTCGCCGCAGGCCGCATTGGCGACGCCCCCGACGACGCGCTTCCGTTCGCCGGCGCCGACTCGCAGATCGAGCAGACGCCCGGCGAGACGCTCGTGAACTACAGCGCGCGCCTGCAGAAGCGCTGGCAGGCGTGGGCGGAGTCGGGCAGCGACGCGGGACCGATCGATCAGCTCGCGGTGATGGGCCTCACGGTCCGCGCGAAGCGGAACAACCAGTGGGACTGGGACGGGCACCCGGGGAACGTCGCGCCGTATTGGGCGCGGATGTGGCTGATCGTCGATCAGCCGAACCCGTTCCTCTCGATCCCGAAGTGCGGCGACGGCCACGTCTGCGGCGGTGGCCAATTGTGCGGCCTCGCGGGCGCGACGTCCGACCATCTCTGGCAGCTCCTGCGTCTCGCCCGCAAGTGGACGAGCTCGCATGTCCTGCTCGTGAACGTGATCGCGGTCGTCTCTGGTCGCCTCTGTGGCGATGCGGGCGGCGCCTGCGGCGATGGGTACGTATGCGGCGGCGACGCCGTGTACTTCGACGGAGTCTGAGAAATGCCGGTTGGAATCGATCTCACGGACGTCGACGAGTTCACCGATCCCGTGAACGTCATCGCCGACGGTGAATCCGAGAACAGCGCGAACAAGCGCCGCGGCTGGCAGTCGAACGCGAACCGCACGCGCTACCTCAAGAACCGCCTCCCGTCCTCGAGCGGAGTCGCGAACGATTCGCTCGGCTTCTCGACGACCAGCGCGACACCCGTCGACGTGACCGGCCTCTCGGTCTCGCTCACGTGCGGCGTCGGCGACATCCTCGAGATCCGCGCGATGGTCACGATGCAGCACGTGGCCGGCATCGGATTCGCCGGCATCGCGATCGTGGACGGCGGCACACCGAGCGCCTCGCCCGCGTCGTCTGGCGCGGCGTCGAACCTGAACGACGCGGTGAAGTACGACACGCTCGTGATGATCCGGCGCTACCAGGTCTCCGTCGGCGGGACCGTTACCGCGAAGGTGCAGGGCCAGTGCACGAGCGGATCGTTCACGTGCGCGGCCGGCGCCGTCACGGTGACGCGGTTCCCGAAGCTCTGAGAGGCGCGCGATGAGCCAGGACTGGGTCGACGACCTCTTTCGCATCCGCGGCCTCGCCACGGTCCCGATCGCCGACTCGGCGACCCCGACGGTCGTGTCGGCAGAAGACGCGAAGTCGTTCTGCATCTCCGCGACCGGCACGACGACGGCGCCGCGCGCGATGATCCTGCCGCACAAGAAGGGCGCGCTCTGGCTCGTCGACGTTCAGACGGCGTACGCGCTCACCGTGAAGGGTCCGACGGGCACAGGCCCCGACGTGCCGCCGGGCGCGAACGCGCTCGTCTACAGCGACGGCACGAACTTCAAGGGCGCGGGGCTCGCGCAGCTCGGCCTCGTCACAACGACGAAGACGATCGCGACCGCCGACATCCAGCTCTCGCCGGCGGAGTCGGTCGCCGATCGGATCGTGCTGCTCGGCGTGCCTGCTGCGTCGCACACGGTGACGATGGATCCGGTGGCGCTTCGGCCCGACGGCACCATGCTCCGCGTGCTCAATGGCGCGTCGAAGGTCCACACGCTCATCGACGGGAACGGCGACACGTTCGCGATCTACCCGGGCGAGTTCGTGGTGTTCGAGTGGGCGGACTCCGGCACGCCGACGATCAGCGTCGTCGCGCGCAGCACGATCGGAGGCGCGTCGATTCCGGTCACTCCGCCGGCAGCGGGTCAGGTCCTCGTCGCAGCATCTCCGACGGCGAGCGTGTGGCGCGGCCCTAACCCGACGACGAAGATCACCGGGGCTGGCGGTACCACGAACGTGACTGACCAGGATCAGACCGTGTTCGTGAACACGGCGGCGTCCGGGCAGACGCTCATGCTGCCGAGCATCGCAGCCGTTCCGACGTCCGACGGTCGCCGAATCATTGCGAAGGCCGGAGCGAGCGGGAGCACGCACAGCGTCGTGATCAACGGCAACGGCGCGAACATCGACGCGGCCGGGACCTACACGATCCCGACGGATTGGGGCGGCGTCGAGCTCGTCTTCGTCTACGGACAGGGCTGGATCATCGCCGCGAAGTTCTGACCGTCGCGCACATCGGCGCGCGTGAACGGCTGCCCCGCGGAGGGTGCGGCCTGGGAGAGGTACATGCATCCGATCGACTTCGCGCGCGCGTGGATCGCCGCGCACCCAGATCTCGTCTTCGGCGCGTTCGTCGCCTGGTTCGTCGCGCTCGTCGCATCGCTCGCCGTGCGCACGCTGCACGCTCCGAAGTTCCTCGCGTTCGAGCAGGCGCACCCCGTGATCGGCGGCGCGCTGCACCTCGCGTTCGGCGTCCTTGCGAACAGCGATCAGGTCCGCCGCGGCGTGCTGCTCATCCTCGGAGCGTTCGGCATCACGCCGCCGCCCGCAGCTCCGGGCGGTGGCTCGCCGATCGCGGAGCGGCCGACGTCGCCGAGCGGCGGCGCGTATCGCGTGGCGATCGATCTGCCGCTCGAGCATCGGCCGCGCCCGGCCGGTCCCGCGATCGGCATGTGGCGCGCGCTCGTGCACCCGCCGAAGCTCGTGCTCGGCGCGCTCTTCGTCCTCGGGATCATGCTCGGCACGCCGAGCTGCCGCCCCGCCATCACCCCCGAGAGCGCGGGCGCTGGCGTCTTGAGCCTCGCCGAAGCGAACCGCATCGTCGCCGATGCATGCGGATCGATCGCCGTCACCGTCGGCGAGACGAAGGGCAAGGCGGCCGGGCAGAAGGTGCTCGACCAGTGCAAGGCGAACCACGACCGCGTGCACGGCACCTTGCTCACGTTCGCCGATGGCGTCGACGCGTGGCGCGCGGGCAAGGCTGGTGCGCCGTCGTGCGCGGCGCTCGACGTGCGGCAGGCGATGCTCGACGAGCTCGACTTCGCCCGCTCGCTCGGCGCATCGATCTCGACGCGCGTCGACGACTCGGTCGGCTTCCTCGGCTTCATCGTCTCGAGCCTGCTCGGAAAGTGCGAGGTGTCCCATGGCTGACGCGTCGACGTCCGAAACGATCGCCGAGGTCGTGACCGCTGCGATCGGGATCGCGATCAAGCTCTCGCCCGAGGTCGCGAAGTTCCTCTCCGACGCGAAGGCGAACGGGACGCTCCCCGACGTGCTGCGTCCCTCGGTCGAGAAGCTCGACCCGACGAACGTCCTGGACCCGTACCAGAAGCAGCTCGACGAGCTCCCGGACCCGGCGCCGGTGACCCAGCCGAGCCCGTGAGGCGTCGGTGACGACCGTCGTCGCGCACGTTGACTGCCAGGCCGAGCAGGCCCTCGCGGTATCGGCGTGCGCGGAGACGCACCCGACGCACGTCCGGCACGCGTGGCTCGGCGGCCGGCTGCACGTGCACCTCGACCCGCTAGGCAACGACGCCGAGCGGCGCCTCGAGGCCGCCCGCGTCGAGCGGTGGCTCGATCGCGTCGCGCGCGGGCGCGAGCCGATCTCGTGGGAGACGTGGTGCGCGAGGGAGGATCGGAATCGATGAAGAGCCGAGTCGAGTGCTTCCTGATCGAGCCGACCGAGCGCGCCGCCTGCAAGCTGCGGCGGTACGTCTCGAGCAGCGATCCGGAGCACGGCAAGTGCTCGGGCCCGATGGGCTACCACGATGCCTCGACGCCGATCGGCGAGCGTGCGCTCGATCCGAGCGTGACCGATCACTTCGCTCTCATCGACCGCTCGCAGCCGCCGCACGACGATCCGCGCTGGCCGACGAAGTGCGATGGCTGCGGATACGTCTTCCGCGACGAGGATCACTGGCAGCTCTTCGATGAGGTGATCTACGTCCGGCGCGACACGGGCGCCGAGATGACGCTCCGCACGGCGCCCGCCGGCGCGCTGTGGGACTGCTCGTGGTGGCCGGACAAGGGCCCGGACGGGCACCACTGGTGCGTGAAGCTGCCGCCTGGTGGTCCCTGCGACGAATGGCAGATCGACGGCCCATCGAACGACGGCGGCCGGTGGACGCGTAGCGGCGTCGCGCCGCGGCTCACCGCGCGACCGAGCATCCTGACGTCGCGCTATCACGGGTTCCTCACCGACGGCGTCCTCGAGGAATGCTGATGAAGACCGCCCCCGTCGGCCTGGGTATCTGGATCGCGTTCCGCGACCGCCTCGGCATCGCTGCGCAGGCTGCGGCGAAGGCTGTCGAGATCGGCGCGTCGTGGGTCGCTCCGCGCGCGGGCGTGGGCGGCCTGAACGACGGCGCGCTCGCACACGACCCAGCCGGCGAGATCGCGGCGTACAAGGCCGCAGGCCTACGCGTCTACCCGTGGATCTACTCGCGCCCGTCGTCGTGGCGCGCGGAGGTCGAAGCGTTCCGGCGGCTGCTCGCTGCGGGCGCCGACGGGGTCCTCATCGACGCGGAGATCGAATGGGGCGGGCACGCTGCCGATGCGGTCGCGTACGGGCGTGAGCTCCGCGCAGCAATCGATGACGCATGGGTCGCCGACTGCCCGTGGCCGTGGATCGGCGCGCACCCCGAGTACCCATGCGCGGAGTTCGCGGCGTTCGTCGATGCACGCTGCGCCCAGCTCTACTGGTCGGAGATCAACGGCGCTGGCGAGGCGCGCGACGCCGCGACGTACGAGGTGCAGTGGGCGGCGTGGGAGCATGCGCATCAGGACCTCGTGCGGCCGCGCATGCCGATAGGCGTGACCTACGGGCACCGCGAGGGTGTCGCGCTCGGCATCCGTCCGCCCCCGCCGGGCGAGTGCACGCCCGATGACGTCGCGCGGTTCCTCGACGCGTATGGTTCGGGCGCGTCGCTCTACTCGCTCGAGGCGGCGTCGTCGGACGTGCTCGCGATGCTTCGCGCACGCGCGACGAGGACCGAGCCTGCTCCCGCCCCCGAGGTCGCCCCCGGCGCCGAGAGCATCGTCGCGCCCGTCACACTGTCGTCGTCGCCCTACTCGGAGGTCACGTGAGCGCAGCAGCGGTCGTCGGGCTCGTCGTCGGACTCGTCGCAATCATCGGCGCGCTCGCGAGGGCGCTCCTCTGGTGGCACGGGCATGTCACGGCCACCGCGCATCGACACGCCGACGAGGCTGCGCACCGAGAGTACGTGCGCACCACGCTCGGCGCGCACTCGTCGCGGTTCGATGTGTTGGACGAAAAGGTCGACGGGCTCAGCGAGCGCATCGCCCACGTCGAGGGCGTGCAGGATGCGCACTCGGCGTCGAAGGCGCCGCCGAACGGGCTCGCCGTCGTGCGGTAGTCCGCCGTCGTTCACCGCGATCTCAGCCCAAGAGCACCGAGGCCCGGCTCCCGAGAGGGAGTCGGGCTTTCTGCGTTTTGTGGCGCTACGTCCGTCGCGCCGCCCCATCTAACGCCTCTCGGCACCACTCGCCGATCGGCACCCCCGCGCGCTCCGCAGCGGCTCGCCACGCGGCCCGCTGCTCCTCTGTCGACCGGATGATCGTCTGCGCGTCCCGGCCCGTCTCCGGTCGCCCCACACGCCGCTCCGGCTCGCCGCCGGGGATGCCGCTCCAGTCGACGCTGGCGGGCGTGACGTCGCCGCCGCGCTCGTCGACGACGCGCACGACGCGCCGGCGGTCGCCCTCGGCCCAGCCCACGAGCAGCGGCACGCGCGCGGCGAGGCGCCCCGAGACGCCCACGCGCACCGGCGCGCCGCCGCCCGCGAGGTGCAGGCGGCAGACGTGCCAGGGGGTCACGACTGCACCTCCACGACGCGCACGTCGTCGTAGTAGCTCGTCCCGTACGCGGTCTCGACGAGCCTTCCGGTCGCCAGGCCGGCCGCGACGAGCGCGCGCGTGACCTCCGCCTCATGTACCCCGCGCCCGACAGCGACGTGGAACGCCCCGTCCGCGGCAACGCTGATGCACGACTCGGACTTGCCGCGGCCGACGTACACGCGCACGTGCTCTCCGCCGGTCCACACGCGGCCGCCGAGCACCTCCGCCATCCGCTCCGCCGTCGCGATCGTCATCGTCGCCATCCCGCTACCCTCCTCGGCCGGTCCGCCCGGCCACGAGATAGATGATAGCGGCAACGGGACGACGCGCAAGGGGGGTCGGCAACAAAATCGACCGACGCGGCGTGTCAGCGCACCACGCGGCCGCCGCACGACGGGCAGACGATGCGCGGCGCTGGACGTCGACCATGCTCCGAGGCGGGGACGATCCCTCGCCCACCGCACCGCCTGCACACATTCGCCGCCCTCTCCCGCTCCTCCGCAGCCCCCTCGGCGCGGGCGGTCGCGATGGCGAGGGCGATGCGCTCGGCCATGTCGCTCGTCGGGCTCGCGCCGGTCTCGATCCACGCAACATCACGCGCGTTCCGGCACAGCGCGCACCGGCAGCGATTGATCGCCGACCACACCGCCTCGCGGTCACGCTTCGTCACGGTAGGGTCAGCCACGATTCGCCTCCCGTCTCTCTCGCAGCAGCGCCACGAGCTTCGCGGTCGTTTCCGGCCATCCGCTGCGACGCTCTCGCTCGGGAACGAGTAGCACGTCTGCCAGGTCCGCGATGGCCCTCAGCCTCCGCAGCTCCGCGCTCACCGCCGGCCACGCGTTGCGCAGGGCGACGATCGCGCGGGCGTCGCAGTCGGCATTCGCGTTGTGCACGCCGGGCCGGAAGAGCGTGGCGTATTCATCCGCGCCGCAGATATACGCGGAATATTCGTTGTCGTCGTCGGCGCGCCACGGCCCCGGCGTCGCGTCCCGCACCACCGCGTCGAGGGCGGGGATGTCAACGGGCATCGGTGGGCTCCCTCACGACGGTGACATCCTCGACGCTCCCGCCGTTGCAGTTGTCGCCAATCACATCCGATTCGATCCAGTCTAGGATCTCGTCGTCGACGTCGTCCACGTTGCGATCCCACCGCTCAAGGAGCGACTTCGGGATCTCCACCT